ACATGCTCTACCTCATCTGGGGCGTAATCACATCCGGGTAAGTGTATTGGCTTGTTGATCTGTAGACCTACTAGTCCACGGGCAGTACGGTTAGGTGTCTCTTCCAAGAAGGCTAGACCTATCCTCTCGTTTGTCTGTGCAGCAATGGAGAACACTAGCTCACGCATGAACGTAGACTTACCTAGTCCAGAACCAGAACAGATTGTCACCAGCTCTGTTGGTCTCATGCCAAAGGTCATATCGTCTAGTCCCTTGTATGGGTAGCGTACCTCTGCCTCCATAAGCGGCTTCTTCAGCTCCTCACGGAGTGACCCTATCATCACCATACCGTCAGGGGTATACACCTTGGCGTGCCACCACCGCTTGATAAAGTCATCCTTCTCCTGATGAAGAAGATACTCGTTCGCGTCCTTGTGTTCACCATGCTGATAGATCTTCGCCTTCCCACCAAAGATATCGGCACACTCATGCGCGGCCTTCTTACCGTGGTCGTCGTTGTCAAAGCAAAAGATGATGTGCTCGAACTGATCTAGAAAATCATATGCCCGTCGGCAGTCTGCTGAAGCTCCCTGAGCACCATTACGAACAGAAACAACAGGATACTTACCTCCAAACATTTGGTATGCAGCAAGCGCATCGTACTCTCCTTCTACTACAGTTATGTACTGACCACCAGAAGGGAACAGATGCTGACCAAACAACCCTGCCTTCTTCCATTCACCTTCGATCTTAAACTTCTTGTCGGGACTACGCTTCTTGTATGCCGCCAACGTACCTTCACTGTCGTGATAACCGAACAGTACATCGTCACCGTCCACACTGGTAGAGTACTTCGCCATAGTGGTGGCATCAATACCACGCTCTCTAACGCCCTTAAAATCCCCTCTAAGGGCCACTTCATTAACCCTAGGGGTTGATACTCGATACTCGCTAATGTCTCTCACAGAGCTTCCTACAGTCTTAGGTGAAGGGGTATGCGTACCACATGAGAAACAAAAGCTAGAACCATCCTCATTGTAGGATAACGCATCACTAGAACCACAATCATCACACTTCTGATGCAGCTTAACAAAACCCATCAGTGCACCTCCGTATTATTAGTACCAAAACGAGAAAGGTAACGAGACTCTAACGTCTTGTCATCCATCGCCTCAAACTCCATCGCCATCATGTTAAACAACATGTTCATAGCCGCCATGTAGTTGACGTTGTACATCTCATCTTCCGTTAACTCTTCGATCATGTTCTTACGCTTTGACTCATCCATAATAATTTCCTATTTAGATAGTAATAAGTAGTAAGTAATTAGTAATAGTAGTAATACTAATAATACTAAGTACTTACTATATAGTCTATAAAGATTAGTATACCACACGTTTACGTTTCTTGCTAACAGGATCATTGGTACTATTACCTCTTGATTTACAGCGCGGCTTGTGATTCCTAACGTACCGGCGGGTGTTTCTCCCCATGATATTCCTCCATGTAATCATCTATGTGTTTTGCATAAGCCTGAAGAATAGGTGATCTACTTAGCTTACGCAATGCTTTGTATTCAATAACACGTACCATCTGACGACTGATACCTAGTTCATCAGCTATTTGCTGGTGTGTCATGTGGTACTTCAACCTCACGATCTCTCTCCTCCTTCCACGCTTCAATGTCATCTTGGTGATACTCATCTGCATAATCACCTACACACTCATCACGATCATGCCAATCGTCATGCCACTGCTCCCATGATTCACGTCCCATACGTCCTCCTACTTCTCATGTTCAATGATCACCTTAGTGGTGTCACGCTTATAACATAATAAACAATCCATACACTTCTGTCCAGTACAGTTGGCTTCTCCGTCGAACTCCTCCGATACGTTGTTAAATACACGATCGAATCCACGCGGTGGAGATGACATCACGTTATCAATAATAGGATTACTATAAACAAGAATCATATTACTAGGAACAAGATGTAGATTAGGACGAACATAGTCCACACGCTTAGTCCACAACGCAAACGTAGAGTGCTTATTGTCCTCAGCTATCGCACAAAAGTTACGGAAGTGCTGCTCATTTATCAGCTCACCATGCCCATGAAACCGCACGAATGCACCGGAGGTACGCGGCAACACAAACTCCACATCACTGGCGAGGATGTCACTATTCCTCTGGAATGCTGGTTGACAGTTCTTCCTATAACTAGAAAGCATACTAACACTGTAACACTTACCACATATACGCTTGGGGTCTTTCTTCTTAGACTCCTTGATACAGAACTCATTCGTTACCGTATTGGTATTGATTGCTTGTATACCTTCCAGCTTACCTGACATCTTACTCAGACTGGGCATCGGGTTCATACACTACCTCCTCTCTAACTACACGGACTTCCTCTCCGTCTCTTGCATAAAGATCACAGAAGTACTTTGCATTGTCAAGCGTAGAGTTGTACGAAGAGCCATCACTGTCGCGCTCCTCCCACTCCCACGTTTTACGGTCAAACTTCTGCACTATATACCATGTATCAATAGCCATACACTACACCTTCACATCATAGACCGTAGTGGTCTCTTCATCTTCATCACGAAACACCTGCACATCATCCTCGTTCCAGTCGATAGGACAGTCTAGCTCGCTGACAGCGTAGTCCATTGCAGCTTGCTCCGCATCACACTCATCCGATGCATTGACATACACACGACGAGTAACAGTCACAGTCACATCGTATGCGTAGACATGCTCTTTCAGTAAGTCAGAGATATCGTCCAGCTTATGCACTGCGTCGTTGAGTAGTACTTCTAGCTCCTCGAACTCAGTACCGTGCGGACTGTTGACCATGTCGTACTCAATAGAACTACGAATTACATTGAGGCATCGACGATGCTCGTCTAGTTGTTCCTTACTGGTTAATAAATAATCACTCATTTCACTCCTCCTCTATGCAACATTCAACACACATATAGGCACCAGTACGATTACCTATAAGTACCTCTCTTGTCCACCTATCCTCATCAGGGAATACATCCTGAACAAGCCTTGATCTGTCACCAGTGTATTCCCTCCACGAATGCGTGTCAACTAGGCAAGCGTCCGTATCACCACACAACAGACACTTAGCCATCACCCTTGTCTTGTCAAACAACTGAACTACTTCACCCATCTCCCTCTCCTATGTACACACATACCCGTTAGGTTCGATGCATAACCACATCGTCCACCACTTCACCACGACAGCACCATCACCACGTATCATAGGGTAAACGCTGCCCCTGAACTGGCGGTACGTCATACCGTTGTCGTGATCCCTCCACTTACGTAGCAAAGCCTGTTGCTGTGCCTTAGTAATACTAATCATCAGTCAAACCTCCCAACACGTTGATTACCTACGCTGTCCTTGATCCCAAATATTGAGTAAGGATATGCCCACATTGTCCACCCACCAAACGACACACTAGCGAATGGCTCAAGTGGTTCATCTTCTGGTGCATGGTACACACCATCATCATCTATCTCACCACGCCAATGATCACTGAAACCACCCATACCATACGACTCGTTCATCTCATCGGCAACGGTAGCGATACCGCCACCCTCGATACGCGCACATACAACCCCACGACCAAAGAACTCAGGGACGATGCCCAACCACTCACGGTTTGCACGTTTGTTTAAATATTGAATCTTCATACGATGTCCTTTCAGAATTAATCTGGATTAATTTTTGTTAGTCATATAAACAAAATGAATAACCAACGTACCTATTATCTCAAATAGTAATAATGGTGTCAAGCGCACCCACCACCCATAGTGTCAAGCGTAAATGACAGGCATAAAAAAACCGCCCGAAGGCGGTCAATGTTTTACTACGGTGGAGCGGGTTAGCTTGCGTCTCGGTGTAGGTCGATAGATACCTGTGCGAGGTAGTGCGCGATCTCCATTTTCGTGTGGCCATTCTCGAATGCTTTCTGCAAGAACTCAGAGAATAGGTGCCCGATCTCGTTGGCTTCGCTGGCGGTGGGTTCTTTCGTTTCCTCGTTGGCTTCCTCGTCGGTGGCTACATCGTCCGCCTTTGGAATGCCTAGCGCCTCGTAGCACGTTTTAAGTGACGTTGAATTGTCCGCCGCCGTGCATAGTACTGATACCCCGTCGTCAACGTCTTTCAACTCGTGGTATTCCGATAGCTTCTTATCGAGATTGGCCGCTACTTTTACCAGTCGCATAACCTGACTGGCTTGCACGTTAGCGGATGATTCCTCGTTGCCGGCTTCAACGTATTGGCTAACGATGCTGGCTCGTAGCGGTTTCAGATCGGCTTTGGTGATGCCAGCGCGTGCCGCCTTAACTACCTCGTCGCAGACTTTATACAGCGTTGATTGAGTGGCCTTAACGACGGCGTCGTCGCCTTTGATCATGGCCTTCGCAATTCGTGTTCCTAATGTTTCGATATTTGACATGGTTATGATCTCCTTAGATCTATAAATTTCATGAATGTCGGTAGGCGGTACCTTCCCGACCCCTTGATAGTCTCAAAATATGGGGTTGGTGTCAAACGGTAGAGAATTAATCCAGATTAATTTCTGACATGCCCGTGAGAGCTCCTGTATTGCCCGTCACTAAACGCAGTCTCGAACCCCCATCCTAGTACTAAAAAATATTTATCGTCGTTTTGCATTTGTTGGCATGGTCTTTGCTAGGTACTTAAATATAAAGACATCTTTATATGCTTATGAAGTACCTTCCTAGACTCTCACACTCTACATTGGCGCATCATTATATAAACATATAAAGATATCGTTATATTCATGACGTGAATGACTACCCCGGGGGCCATAACTTTGACATTACGACGCGGATGTCCTTCCTAGACACAAAAAAGAGCAAAATTGAAAGTCTTTACTACTAGATCTTTTAGTTATATATCAATAATTTACTATAATTATAGGACATAAGGCTAATCTGCACTGTAAAAGCATAGAATCTGTGCTGTAAATACAGTGTATTTTCCCTACAAAGTGCTATTAGGGGTTGACAAATGGATAAAAGTATGCTATAATATACCTATATATAGATCAATAACAAACAGTACTTTGTATAAGTACTTATTACTAGTACTAATTACCTACAAGTATAAGAATTAAACCAGAAACCCTTTCTAGGTAGAGACTATACAGTATGACAGAAAAGAAAAACCCAGTGGGTAGGCCTAAAAGAAGTTCTGTTACTAGTAAAAAGAAAGGTAACAGGAATTCTGTTGGACGACCTAAGGGTGATGCAGCCATCATCAACGAGTACAAAGCACGGATGCTTAATTCTCCTCGTTCTCGTGCTGTTATGGACGCTATCTTTGATGCAGCGTTAGACCCAGAACATAAGAATCAATCAGCAGCATGGAAACTAGTTATGGATCGTATCCTTCCTGTTGCTGCTTTTGAAAAAGATATTGTTAAAGATGGTGGTCGCAACGCCATACAGATTAACATTAGTGGTGTTGGTGCAGTAGACGTAGGACAACCTACCATATTAGAAGGAGAAGTAGTAGATGAGTCTTAAACACTTCACAAGAGAAGAGTTTGATTGTCAGGTATCTGGTACTAATAATATGGAGATGGAGTTCTTAGAGAAGCTTGATGAGTTACGGGCGTACTGTGGTTTCCCTTTTGTAATAACAAGTGGGTATAGGCATCCTACGATGCATCCTATAGAAAATCAAAAGGAAGTACCCGGCACACATGCCCAAGGGATCGCAGCGGACATAAAAATAACAAACGCTGCTGATCGCCTTAACCTTGTCAACTCTGCTCTTAAGCTAGGATTTACAGGTATTGGTGTTGCTTCTGACTTTATCCACGTTGACACCCGTGGTACAACACCAGTTATGTGGACCTACTAATGTTATACACTAAGAACAAGAACCTGATAGACACCAATACGCAAAAGATTGTAGAAATTCCTGCTGGTTACGTTGCACACTGGAACATGGTGTTTGTAGCTAACCTACATAACTCTACTAATGACATTACGCTGTTTATAAAAAAACCCAGTCCTACTCCAGACGTGTACATTTACAACGGTACTAACATATCGTCAAAAGAAAACCTATTGCTCGACGGTAATGCGGTGTTTGTTTTACAGCCGGGAGACATAATTAGAGCATCAACAGGTAGTGCAGGTAACGTAGAAGTAGTAGTTACGTTTGATTTGTTAGAAGCACCAGCGGTGTTCAATAATTTTAATGGATCTTAATATAGAACTACTGCCTTGGCAACAAGATGTCTGGGCAGACGACACAAGATTTAAAATAGTAGCTGCTGGACGACGGACAGGTAAGTCTAGGTTAGCAGCATGGTTGTTAATTGTAAACGCACTTCAGGCAGACAGAGGCCATGTATTTTACGTCGCACCTACTCAAGGACAAGCCAGAGACATCATGTGGTCCACCCTTCTCGAACTTGGGCATGAAGTTATCAGTGGTAGTCATGTTAATAATCTTCAAATTAAGCTTATTAATGGAGCCACTATCAGTCTCAAGGGAGCCGATAGGCCAGAGACAATGCGAGGTGTCAGCCTCAAGTTCTTAGTACTAGACGAATACGCGGACATGAAACCTGACGTATTTGAACAGATCCTGAGACCTGCCTTGGCGGATCAAAAAGGCTGTGCAATGTTCATTGGGACGCCAATGGGAAGGAACCACTTTTATGAACTGTACAAATATGCGGAACTAGATGATGACCCTACGTACAAAGCTTGGCACTTTACTTCTTATGATAACCCACTACTGGACCCTAGTGAAATTGACATTGCTAAAAGGTCTATGTCTTCTTACGCGTTCCGTCAAGAATTTATGGCGTCGTTTGAAGCTCGTGGGTCGGAAATGTTTAAAGAGGACTGGGTCTCTTTTAGCGACGAAGAACCTGAAGTAGGAGATTATTACATTGCCGTTGACTTGGCGGGCTTTGAAGAAGTCAACAAAAAGAAGACTAAGAACGCCAAGCTTGACGAGACAGCGATTGCCGTGGTTAAGGTCAGTGAGCATGGTTGGTATGTTGACAATATCATATACGGTCGATGGACACTTGACGAAACAGCAGCTAAGATATTTCAGGCCGTTAGAGATTACCGTCCCTTGTCGGTTGGAATCGAAAGAGGTATTGCTAAACAGGCTGTAATGTCTCCTTTGATAGATATGCAAAAGCGTTACGGTATGTTCTTTAGAGTAGAAGAACTTAGTCATGGTAACAAAAAGAAAACAGATCGTGTTATGTGGGCATTACAAGGACGATTTGAAAACGGATACATTACATTAAACAAAGGTGAATGGAATAGCAGATTCTTAGATCAACTGTTTCAGTTTCCTGACCCTTTAACTCATGATGATTTAGTTGATGCACTAGCGTATGTTGATCAGTTAGCTAATGTTCCTTACGGTATTGCTGACCTAGATTTTGATGAGCCTGAAATTTTAGATATTGTAGCAGGATACTGATATGAGTAATTTATACGAACAAGACCCGTTAATGATTCAAGAGTCTATTGAAGAATGGGTAATGACTAAATGTGAAGATTGGAGGGATTATTACGAAAGTAACTATGAAGAAAAGTTTGACGAATACTATAGATTATGGCGTGGTATATGGGACCCTGCTGACAGTGAGCGTAGGTCTGAGCGTTCCCGTATTATTTCTCCTGCACTTCAACAGGCAGTTGAGTCTAATGTAGCGGAACTAGAAGAAGCCACCTTTGGTCGTGGCAAGTGGTTTGATGTTAGTGACAACATGGGTGACACTGACAAGCAAGACGTATTGTTTTTACGTAACAAGCTTACGGAAGACTTTGAAAACACAATGGTACGTAAGGCTGTTGCTGAATGCCTTATCAACGCCGCTGTCTTTGGTACAGGCGTTGGTGAAATTGTAATAGAAGAAGAAAAAGAAATGGCTCCTGCTACTCAACCTGTTATGGGTGGAGATTTACAAGCAGTAGGAGTAAGCATTACCGAACGAGTAAAAGTAAAACTTAAGCCTGTACTTCCTCAGAACTTCTTAATTGATCCTGTTGCTACTTCTGTTGATGATGCTATGGGTGTTGCTATAGATGAGTTTGTTAGTCGTCACCAAGTAGAACTACTACAAGAACAAGGAGTATATAATGACGTATATGTTGGTTCTGCCGCTCCTGATACTGACTTGGAACCTGATCAAGACTTAACCATTTACAACGATGATAAGGTTCGTCTTACTAAATATTACGGACTAGTACCAAGAGAACTACTAAAAGACGAAGACTTAGAAGACAATAAAAGCATGTACGTAGAAGCCGTTGTAGTGATCGCTAACGGCGGTATACTGCTTAAGGCTGAGGCTAACCCTTACATGATGCAAGATCGTCCTGTAGTGGCGTTTCCTTGGGACGTAGTACCCGGTCGCTTCTGGGGTCGTGGTGTATGTGAAAAAGGTTACAACAGTCAAAAAG